CTTTCGTAGTTCTGGACAATGACACGATCACTGTTCGCATCTATGACTGAGACGATACGCAAAATGCGCTCATCGAACTTCTTGAACTGATCGCCAACCTTGTACTTGATCCGGGTCATGGGGGATTGCCGATCAGCAATCCCCCCGATCAGACGAACAAACACATCCTGTGCGTCATTCAGATAAGTAAAGAACTCGGAATCAGACCAAAGATAGGGCGTCGCGTTGTCGTCTACTTCGAGACGAAACAGCGACAGCAACTCACTGGTTTTCATCTGCTCGCGCCTTCATGGCTTGGGCCAGTTCGACTTTGTCGACTTTGAAACCGACTTCAGCACAAACGGCCTTGAGTGTGGGATTACCGGAGGCGCCGAAGTCGTCCCGGTCGTTCCGCAACACGAGCGCTTCAACTGCCTTGATGAGCTGCGCTTGACGCTCAAGCGGGTTCACAGGCTGCGCGGGTGCGGATTCTTCGGCAAAGACATCCTTGCCCTCGCCGACGAATTCGCCGCCGATCTCAATGACGCTCTTTACCAAAACATCGGGAACTTCGCAGGGCTCACCCTTCTTGAACTGGATGATATGCCCAAGCGTACTCGCCAAACGGTAATTTCTATTTAAAACCATCGTGAAAAATTTAGTAGACACGGCTCCGGTCCTCTGATTAGAAATTGGGGTTTTGTGAAAGGCTGTAGTGGCCATAAGAGGGGGGGCCCGAAGGCCCCCACCTACTTAGTCAACGGTCGGTTGAGTTTCGTTGGCCTTCCCGTCGAGCACATACTGCACAACCAGCGTCGCAGCGCCAGCAGTAGCAGCAGCACCGGTGAACGCATAGGTCACGTTCACGTCCTTCGATCCCTTAGTGGCGATAACGAAGGGGTAGTACGTCCCAGCCGCCGCTTCAAGATCAGCGGTGGTCAGGTAACGGGTAGCGGCATCCGCATCACCAACGCTCAACGTAGCGGTAGTGACAGTCAACCAGGGTGAATCGACGATCAATGCACCCCCAATAACCGACGCACCCGGAGGCAGATCAAGAGCCTCGTAGGCAGTTGCAGTCGTGGGGATCTTGGTGTAATCGAAACTCACCTTTGCGACCAGAGGCCACTGACGACCAGTATCTTTCGTGATTGCCATGATGTCAGTCCTCCTTACTTGTTGGCAACATAAACGACGATGATACCGTGGTCTTGCACGGTATTACCAGCGTAAATGCTGTTGAACTTCGGTTTCAGGAACCCGACCATCTTCTGCACGGAGATTGCCGGCTGGTTGTCGTAGTCGAATTCTTTTTCGACCCACTCAGGCGCCCCGATGTCGGCGAAGGCCAGAGCCTGCGCACCACAGAAGAGAATCTGAGCACCGCCACCGGCGGTCCAGGAAGCATTGTGCGGAACATGACGGAACTCGTGGAGCATGAGCCCATCGACTTCAACCGCGCCGCCAGAGAACAACTTGCTGTTCTTGCCGCCGTTGCTGGAATGCCGAAGGTTCAGCATGTAGTCGTTGTCCATCTTCAGGTTCGCCATGGTAGTCGGCGTCATGAAGACTTCGAACAACTCATCCATCCCGCCCTGCGGCCGGAGTCCACGTACATACTGGTTCTTGGCATGCTCGCGAGTACGCACCAAGGTCTCCCAGGTTACGATGTCGCCAGCGGCCAGAGCACCAGATCCGCCACCGACATTCAGGCCGCCGGTCGCATCCCACTGAGCCGAACGAAGGCTCGACGGGGCGCTAACATCAGCCGCGAATTCCAGGAACGGAAGATCAGAACCGACACGCGCGGTCCCATCGGGCTTCAGACTGTAGGCAAACCCGCCCAGCGTCTGAAACGCCAGTTGGTCCAACCGGTCTGCGAGCCAATAGGCTAGCACGTTACGGCTATTGCCGCGAAACTCGACGATCGACTTCTGATCAGCCATACGGCCTTCATGCTTGTTAGCATGCCGCATCTGGTCGATACGGATGACCTGGTCATACGTCTTCATCGCTTCCTCGTTACCTTCGAGAGTGCGATCACCAACGATACCGTCACCTTCCAGATCCGCCAGAAGCGTGATCACGGCGCGGGCGCCCTTCTCCGATTTCTTCAGTTCGCTGATGCGCTGAATCATGGAGTTGGCGTCGCCACCGGCGAACGAGTTCATGAACGAGAAATTGCGTGCGTGTTTCCAAAGGTCCATTGACCAAATGGTCTTGGCTTCTTGGGTCAACGCAGCAAAGTTTGTATTCGCCATTGCGAGTACCTCCTTGCAAAGTTATAGGGAAAATCACCTTTTTGTTGATGTCGCCCAACGAAGCGGGTACGGCGATGTGGCTGCCGAGGGCCAGGACTCATATCGTTGAATCCTCTACGAAGATTTGATAGTACATGGAAAAAAGAAACCCCGCAATAGGCGGGGCTCTTTTGGTCTATGTTGTAATGGGTGTCGAAGTATATGAGTACTGCGAACCCTTCGGCGCTTGTCGCATTTGTCGTTTGTATTCGACGAAGTCAGCGGCGAGTTGTTCCACTTTGTGCTGAAACTCCTCCCACTTCTTCTGCGACGGAGGATGTTCGGGATCAGTAAAACCACAAGTCCAGATCACGAACTCCTCAAATTTCTCCATGTATAACGGTCCTACATGTGATACCGCAAAATCCGCCGCAGTCGGCCACTTGAGGAGATCTCCGTACGCTTCGGGGAAGTTCACAGGAGGTCCCCTCGCAACTTGGCGAGCTCCGTTTCAGAGAGTTTGTCGAACTGCGCATGTGACATCTTGCTGACGTCGGGCAGACCGTCGCCTTTGCCGCCTTTGTCGGAATCCCGGCCGGCCTTGCTGATGTCAGGAGGTGACTTTCTTACAGCGTCGGCGTTCTTCTTGCGCTGTTTATGCGCAAGCTGGCTCCGCTTGATGTCCGGATCTTCAGTCGTGGCCGTATCATCACGCAAAGCGTAGTGCACCGCTTTTTCCAAAGCTGCAGTCGATACCAGCCCGCGAGCTTCGAACGCTGCTTTTAGCTCGGCGACTTCGGCAATTACGGCCTCATTATAGTCAGCAGAATCTGGATTGATGGCCGGATAGCGCGATTCCAGGTTGGCCAACTTCGCTTCGTAGCGGATCTGTTCAACAGCGGCGTTACCCGTCTGCTGAGACTGTTGAACCAGGCGCATTTCGGTCAATCGACGGTTTCTCGTCGTCATGTCGCGTCGAATCACCCGGGCCTTCTCAAGTTCGCCATCCATCAAGTGGTCTTCATACTTGTCGGCAAGTTTCTCGATTTCGGCTTCCATGGCGGTGATGTCGGTATCCGACGTCTTTACGGCATGCGACTTCTCAACCTTCGCGAGGCGCTCTTGTAAATCCGCCTCGCGTTGGCGAGCTTTCTTCTGCGCTTCATCAAAGCGGGCCTTGGGGATCATGATCCCCTTGTCTTTTACTTCGGTGCCGGCCCCCTCACTATCGTCGCCATCCCCGCCCTCATCGCCTTCTTCGGCTGCTGCGTCAGCGGCGGCGGCGTCGGTGTCGACGTCGGCGTCTCCGCCCTCAATATCTCCGCCATCGCCAGCGTCAGTTTCGTCCGTTGTATCGGCTTGTCTACTCTCATTATCTTCGTCTCCTTCGATTATGTCACCACGAGCAATCGCAGCGGCGCGTTCGTCCGCCTGCAGTTCGGCTGCTGTCTTATCAGTCATGTTACGGGCTCCTTACTTCTATTTTGCAGTAGGTTTGGGTTTAGCTTTGGCCTTATTTGCGGTTGCCTTAGCAGTGGCGGCTGCGGCTTTAGCGGCCAGCGCTGCCGTTTCCTTATCAGCGGCGATTTGCTCTCGAGCAATCGTGAGATCAACTTGCATCTGCTCGCGTTTAAGCATCGCGTCGACGTCGGTTTGGTACTTAGATGTCGCAATATCGGCTTCAACACGTAACTGTGCTTCCGGGTCAATAGGACGTTGCATGGCTAAAGCATCCGTCCGCGCCTTCACTTGCTTGACCATTGTATCCGCATCGTCCCGACGCGTTCCCGCTTCCATCTGGCCAATTTCAGCCATCTGCCGGGCTTGGTCAATTTCCTGCTGCTGTTGTGCAGCTTCGCTATTGTTTGCGTTCTCAATAGCCTGCAGAACTTCGAACTTGTTGGGGAGCCGGCTGTTCTTGATAAGTACTTCATCCGGAATCGCTACACCCAATTCTTTCCGCATCTCAGCGGCTTGCTCGAATGTACTGTCTTCCAAAGTATCACGTTCCGGTTGGTTTGTCACAACAATGTTGTACTCACCCAAGGTCAGATCGTTGAGAATCTTTCCTTCTGACGAGACCTGATTAACCGTAAACGCCTCAGTGGTGCGACGTAACGTGTCCGTCGTGATATGGAGCAAACGCTCCTCGGTATAGAAGTCTTGCACGCAACTCAACAACGCGCGGGCCAGGTAATGGTCCG